TCAATTCTCATTTCTTTTTTCATCATCAATTAATTTAATTATTTGTTTTAATTTCTCTTGGTAGGAATTTACAATGAGGGCAAGCACTTTCATATAAATATCAATTGTATCACTCCCCTCCTTTCCCACTTGGTTCCCCTCGGAAAGGCTTTCTATCTTAGTTTGTACAAGTATGTCTGTAAGCAGATCTATGTCTTGACTGCCAAGATTACTTTTCATTTGTAAATTGTGTCCCTCGCCCTCTTCCACAAGGTAAATAGATAATCCTATATCAGAATTAATCGTCTTTGATTTTTTGGTTATTTCCATGTTTTACAAGTTTTGAATATTTATATATTTTCTGTTTTTACTTGTTTTCTTTATCTTATTTTAGGCTTTTACCTAAAACTATTACGAATACACAAAATCCTATTCCAACCATAACCGAAAAAACTATTTGTGTATATATTGGATTCTCAAATATAAGTGCTGATAAAATTACGAGGAATACTCCTATAAAATATAGAATTAATAAATTTGATATTTTCATTTTTGTATATGTTTTAAAGGTTTGTTTAAATTTTCCAAGTCTTTTAATTCTTCTTTGGTAGGAAGTTTTTCCCGCAGCACACATGTAACTAAATATCCTAATCGGTTTCGCCACTCTATACGAGCTTTGTTGAGCTTGTACATATTGTATATAGCTATTGCTAAAAATATTAATAACAATAGAATAATAAAGTTTGTGTTATCCATATTTTTCTATTATATACATTGAAAAAATAAGTATAATTACAGCAGGAATGATAACAATCATTGGCATCATTTCTTGAAAAGAATAAGATTGAATTCTTTTTTTCTATATTTTCTATGAGAAATTTAAAAAAAGTGTTTTCTTTAGCAGTTAGAATCTTGACCTCTTCAAACCAATCAAATATTTGTACATAAGAAGGAATAGAAATAGTATCACAATTTAGGTTGTAGTCCTTTTTAGGAGCTTTTGTATAAATAGGTGATAATTCCTCATCTCTTATATAGGCTTCGCATTTTCCATTAAAACCAATTTCTTTAAGTTGTTTAGCTATCTCCAAGGGCACGAGCCAATCAGGATAAACAAGGAAGTTGGGGTAATTTTCTGTATTCATAATTTTACCAAGTTAAAGTTGCATCATACAAAACACAAAAAGCTCTTACTTCAGATTTATCAAAATCAGGATTGACTGACCTTACAAGATTATAATGTTTTTCGCACCACCAAAGAGGAAAGTTTAAAGAAATGGAGGAAACTTCATTTCCTTTCAAATCTATATTGGCATTGTACTTGTTGATTAAAGAAGTTATATATTCTACAATTTCACTATAATCTTCTACTTCTCCTAAGAATTTTTTACAATCTTCTTTATTAGAAAACGCCTGATCTATTGTAAAAACATATGGCACTTCGTCTATATCCAAATAACCTGTGTCGTACTGAAGTCCACAACTTATTTCCTCCTCCATTAGAGATATTAATTTTTTAAGCTCTTCTTTGTTAGAAATCTCTAAGTGAGCTACATCTCTAAAATGGTCTATTCCTTCTTCGTTCTCTTCCATTTTAAGGAATTCAATTACACAATGTCTTTGATTTGTTCTTTGTTCCTTGTTTAAAATCTTATTAAATATTTTAAGTTGTTTTTTGTCGTTTGTATTCATATTTTTTCAATTTTTACTATGTATGCTTTGTAATATTTGGTTGAAGTTTCAAGGTCTTCTAAATATTCCGATTTTTCTAAGAATTGACCTTTAATTTTTTCGTTGGTAGACAAAGTGATTTCAACTACAGGAAGTAATTCCCTATTACGCTGTTTTGCTTTTTCGAATAATTCCTTCTGTTCTAATTCATACCTTTTATTATCTTCCTTTTCTTTACGCTTTTCTTCTTCTACTTCTTCAGGTAGCTTAGGTCGCTTATAATTAACTAAGAATTCCATTCCAATAATGAAAATAATACCAGAAACGAGCGCTGAAAAAAGAAGAATTCCAAATCCAGGTTCAGATGGTTTTTGTCCAAAAGTAATTCCTTTGTCCAAAAGGTATTTAAAAAAATAGATAAATACAGCTAATCCTATAGCAACTAATGTTTTAATCGTGTAAAATTTACGTTTTGTCATAACTTGTATATATTTTAATTGTTATCTATTGTTGGGATTGGAAAGGGAATACTCCTTTATAAATTTTAATAAGCTCTAATACAAGTTCTTGTCGAGCATCTTCATAAAACCAAAAATAATATTCAGAGTTCAGCGGCTCTGCCTTTTTGTTTAGAATACCATAGTTATAGGGAGGAGCTTCTTTTACTTCTCCATCTTCTTCATAGTGTTCTATTTTGTACCATATTTCACTATGTAAATTATGCTCTCTAAACCATTTGAAGACTTGTTCCCAAGCAGGAATAGATGTACAGCCTTTCGTCTTATTATAATTGAAATACTTCAATTCTCTCAGTTCTATAACATTGGGATCCTCATTATGTATTCTTTCTTCTATTTCTATACACTGATATCCCATACCACTTATTGCTTCGGAGTTATAATACAAGCAAGGTTCATTAAAACCAATTTTTTTTAGTTCCCTGGCTATCTCTATAGGGACAAGCCAAGAGGGATAATTTTCTTTATTCATGTTCTTTATTTTTATTTGTTAATTCTCCTAAACTAAGTACGAAGTATCTTTTTCCTTCTTCTGCACCCCATTCGCTCTTTCCTGTGCCTTGGGTGATACTCTTTAGTTTTATTGTAAATTGTGGGGCGTTGGTAGCATACCCATTACGAAAGATGACCTTATCGTATGTCTTTCCCATAAGCCGCTTTTCCCAATAGGGCTTTATCTCTCGGTATTCCTCCTTCTTCTCTCCTGAGAGAATAAGGTCAAACCAGTTTTTCTTAAGTGTAAGGTGTAAATATTTCATGTTCTATTTCTTTATTTTAAATGTCCAAATTCTGTCTAATATTGTAAACTTTACAAACGTTATAACATCTCTTTTTGACTATAAAACACTGATTATAAATAGTTTTGAAATGTCCAAATTCTGTCTAATATTCTTCTATTTTAATCATTAAAAACTACATACACAGCCATCAGCTGTTTCAAATGGAAAGGATAGCTGTATGGGTTCTTGGGCTAACCTTACCAAGTCTTCTATACTCCTACGATCCCTAAACATAGTACTCTGATAGGTGCTTTCCATTTCCTTAAACCAATCGATAAAGCGGGTGCCATATCTGATGTTATCTATAAGGTTAGGAGTACTCTTTTTCCAACACAACTCGCAATTGCCAAACTTATTATGTATTCCGAGTTTGAAAGGTTGGCTATCCCAAAAGATATTCAGTTCATGCTGTCCAATAGGTACTTCAAAGTCTGTCAGAAGCGGGAATATACGCTTAGTATCGGCTTTTATCTCTGCCCAGCTAATACGCTTAGGCATGTCCTCTTTGCGGTAACCTATAGCTAATTGATAGCTGTCCTTCTCTTTTCCGAAGATGTCATTAGCAAACTTCTTAGTAGGGTTACTTTTTAGATAGTCAGAGCAATAAGGAGCACCCATATTAGGCAGACCGTTATAATGACCTTTGTTATAGTGAGCTATCATATCAGCAAAGGTTTGAGCCTGCATATCCATTGTTTCAAAATCTACTACCTTATAGCCTACTCCTACGCCTTTCTCAGTGGAATATACACCCTCTATGATTGTAAGAGGTATTTCCCAATATTTCACTATGTTTTTCAGAAAGTCAATGGTTTCGGGTCTCTCCATTCCTGTATTGCAGAAAACATAGACTTTGTTATAGTCTGCATACTTGGGGTGGGTCTGTATATGCCGTGCCATACGTGCCGAGCTGCGCCCTCCTGATACGGTTACAAGTAGGTTTTTCATTCATCTTCGTCTTTAAAAATTACTCGTTCACCTTTTAGTTTTTGTTTATATGAGTAAAGAATTTTGGCTAATGTCTCTACAATAATTTCTATAGTTTTACCAGCTTCTCCATCTTTTCCTAAATAAAATACATCTGTTAGCATATCTATTTGAGCATTATTTAGCCCTGTTTTTATATGTGTAATATACTGATTATTTCCTTTCTCTACTAACTCTATAGAAAGTGCTCCTAATATTCTATTTTTTTTCATCTTTGATAAATTTTTAATTAGACATTTTAATTTTGATAGTATTTTTTAATTTTAGATTTGTATTTCATCAGTGCATATATGTTTAAAGCTGCTCTTAAAATCCAAACCACTGTTATTGCTCTAATAAGTACAGATAACACGTAATAGATAGTATTTCCTAATTCACCATATACAATTATAGGAAAATCACTTGTTGCGAACCTTAAATGAAAAAAAACAACAACTGTTATAATTGATTGAATAATTATTTCCTTTATTACAAAACTTTTTGCTACCTTGTATTTTTTTTCAATCTCTTGAATATTTTTGTCGTTTATTTCTGTTTTATAAAAGTCTTCCCCTAAAAAACTTTCTATTTCTTTTCTTTTGTTCATATATAAAATTTTAATCGTTTAGCAATCATTGTTACTATATCCACGGTTACGGCATTGCCAATGAGTTTGTAGCGTTGTGTCTTTGCTATGGGTTTGATAGTTTTATTATAATCACCGTATTGTGTCCATTTGTCAGGAAAGCCTTGTAATCGCTCACATTCTATCTCTGTTAATCTACGTATACCACCAAGTAGGTTATTTTCTTGAAAAGCATTACTCGATATAGTAGGGCAGATTTTGAGGTCTGCTCCTTTATTTTTACCTCTTTTAAGTTGTCTTATTACTGTCATATCAGAGTGTAATCCTCCAGAGTGTCCACCTCCTGTTAGTGTTCTTGCGTTTTTAGGAATTATATAGGTATCGTCAGTACTCATTCTTCCATTTGCTTTGAGTGTGGTACTAACCGAGGCTTGTGATTGACTTTGCGCTTTTGATATAGAAGTGAAATCATTTTTTCCGATAGGAAATACTCCTGGGGTACTTCTTCCTGCAAGATGTCCGATAAGGTAAAGCCGCTCTCTATTTTGGGGTAAAACCCAGCTTGTATTAAGCAGTTGCCATTCGATTGTATAACCCCCAATGTTGGTAAAGGCTTTGAGAATTGCCCAAAAGTCTGCGCCAGCATTTGAGGAGAATGCTCCCTTAACATTTTCCCAGATAAAAACACTTGGTCTGATGTTAGCAATGAGGGTAATTGCATACTCGATAAGGCTACTTTTGGCTCCTTTAAGCCCCTTTCTTCTTCCAGCAAGTGAGAAATCTTGGCAAGGCGATCCGAAAGTGATAATGTCAATGTCTCTAAAGTCTCCTCCGTGAAGAGTGGTAATGTCTCCGATATGTTTTGCATGGGGAAAATTGTGTTTATAGTTAGCGATTGCATGTTTATCTATTTCTGAAAAATAGTGCTCTGTAAATTGGTAGCCTGCACGCTGAAAACCGAGTGAAAAGCCACCTATACCGCTGAATAGGTCAATGATTTTCATGTTTCATTTTTTCATAGTTTTCATAGATAAATCCTAACAAATTTAGATATTCGATATCTATTAATTCTTCCGAGTAGGTCTTTTCTTTTTTGAACTTTGTTGCACAATTAATATGAAGTAAATTGCCTTCTTCACTTATTCCTGTAATTTCAACTATACTATATCCTCTATAGTATTTGATGTAATCTTCTATAAGAGCAAGAAAATTATCTTTTTTTCCAAGTTCTATCATTTTCATATTTTTATATTTAATTCAACTATTTAAAAAGGCTTTATATCCGTAAACTTAGAAGTAGGCATATTTACTCGATAGCGTTCCGAGAGAATGCCTCCATGTCTGTTTTTCTGTATGATAACCTCTACTTGGTTATCTGTTAATTCATTATTATATTCAGGTACATCCCAGGTCTTTATATTGTAATATTCGGGACGATAGAGGAAAAGCACCTCATCTGCATCCTGCTCTATGGCTCCTGAATCTCTTAGATCCGATAGGAGAGGACGTTTATCGTTGCGTTGTTCTACATTCCTTGAGAGTTGAGAGAGGGCTATTACAGGTATATTGAGATCCTTGGCAATTCCTTTTAGACTGCGGGAGATATAGGATATTTCATTTTCCCTATTCTTAGCTTTCTCATAGGTGATTAGCTGAAGATAATCTACAAAGAGAATATCTATTTTGTGTTTGAGTTTCATCATTTTAGCTTTAATTTTTAGGTTTTCTATGGATATAGCCGAGGTGTCGTCTATATGTATATTCATTTCCAATAGATTTGGTTTCATCTGTATATATCGTTGTATCTCTGTATCTTTCAATCCCTTTCTAAGGATAGCCGAGTTGGGTATCTCTGTATAATTGGTGATGATCCTTCCTGCTATTTGCTCTGCGGACATTTCCAAGGAGAAAACCCCTACCGATTTTCCTAAGGCTACCATATCCACTACTTGTTGTACTAAGAAGGCCGTTTTACCCATCCCAGGGCGACCCGCCACAATCGTAAGGTCTGAATTTTGCCAACCTCCGAAAGCCTTATTAATGATACTTAGAGAGCTTTCAAGCCCCATAGGCTTTCCTTTCATGATATTTTCAAAGTTCTGTTGTACCCTCTCTATAAGCTCCGGAAAGGGCTTTTGCTGCTTATTATTTTCAATAAATTTATCTACAAATAAATTATCGAAATACTCAAAGGCTTTATCTCTAATGTCTATTATATCTCTATCAGGGTCATTAGCAAAATGCAATAATGTGGAAAATTTGCTTATAAAGTCTCTTTTAACAGAATTCTGTACCAACATCATAAGATGAAAGTCCATGTGAGCAGTAGTAGTAACCATGGAGGTCAGTTCTACACAATAGGGAGATAATTCCTTGGATAGACCTCTTTTTCTCAATTCTTTGCCTATCATAAGTAGATCTACAGCCTCATTTTTATTCCAAATATCCATGATTACTTCAAATAGTGTCTGATGTATAGGTAAAGAGAATAGAGAAGCACTAAGCATAGTGTAATATTTTCCAATTAATGGACATTCTACAATGAGGTTACCTAACACTCTTTGCTCTATTTCTATATCTATTGTATTTTCTATTATATTACTCATTGTAAGTAGTTTTGGGTCTATTTATTTTAGGGATATTCATTATATTTTTATTCTTATTATTATTCTTTAGATAAGGCATTGTATTTTTCAAAGTCATTTTCCAATTGATAATAGGATTACCATAACCATTTGTCCAATTATTTTCCTCCCAGGTCTCATATTTTATTTTTAGATGAGGGATTAGACTTTCTTCATATAAATCTAATGTTTTAGCATATGCTAAAAATTCTTCTAAGGTTGGAATATTTCCTTTTGGTTTATCTTTATCCTGTTTAGGAGGTACGTGGGGAACTTCTATAGTTTCTTTCTTATCCTGTGGAGTTTCTATCTCTGGAAAGGGTAAGGGAACAATAGTAGGTATAGCAGGAGGTATTTCCTGGGGTACCTTTTTTATATTTTTTTCTGCAATAGGAATATCCTTATTTGATTTTCTAAGACTATAGTCTAGAATTATTTTATAGAATGTAGGATAGCCATTTGTAATCTGATAATTGATAAGACCTAAATTACGTAATATCTCTTTACTCCTCTTTACAGTATTCCTATCCATTCTCAATCTTCTGCCTATCTCTTTATCTGACAATTCAAAATCTATTTTTTCTTTTATATCCCAATTTTCTAATAGGAATAAGTAGAGACTTATAACAGAAGAATTTTGGGGATATTCTTTTACGGACAGCCAAAATTTTCGTATTAATTCGATATATTCCATTATTCTTCATCTTTAATATTATTGAATAGTTCCAAAGCCTTATCCTTATCTATGATTATCATTTTGCCATTCTGAAAGATAGCCTCATCCAAGACTCCTGAAGCCTTTAACTTACTTGCTTTCGAGCGAGAACATCCCAACACCTTAGCTAATCCCTTTATCCCATATTCGTATTTGCCGCTTTTCGAAGAAAATAATAAGTTTATTTGCATTCTTTGAAGCTCTAAGAACTCTCCTACTGTTAGCTGCCATAGTGGTGTATTATTGTCCATCTTTTTATTCTTTAAAATACTTTTATTCCTTCGTAATAACCATCCCAATTCCGAGGAGGATAGAAACGCTTAGTCCTTAATAGCTCTCGCAATATTTCTACCTCATCCAATAGATCTTGGGAAACCTTTTTGAGTCTCTTACGCTGCTTTTTCTTTTCCTGCTCCTCCGGTGTACCTTGTAGCATACCAATAAGAGCCTGTTTGTCATCATCTGACAAATTAAACTGGGCTATAGTATTATATGCTATTTGTACAAGAGGGTTCATGAGATGGTTTAGCGTTTGAGTTCGTATATCATTGTTTCAAGTTCGTGACGAAGTTTGTTTTTATTGAGTAATGCTTTGTGATAGAGGGCTTGTACTATTTCAGGGTTATAGGTATTATAGTACAATACACTTTTTACGGTATTTTTATTGAAACCATATTCCTTAGCTACAGCAGCCAAATCCCCTTTAAGGAGGTTTGCTCGGATAAGGTCAAATAATTCCAGCTGCAAGTCTTTGTTTTTATTCGATGGGAGTAATTTTCCTTGGAGAGCTATTTTTTCCATCTCAATAAAATACCTACGAGCTTGTTTACCTTTCTCTGTTTTTTCTACCATGGAGAGTTCCTTTGCCATATCAAGGGTCAAAGCGTATTCTATTTTGTTGTGACCTCCTCGACTTGTTTGCTCCCCCATTTCGGGGAGCAAAGAGTAGTCCTGGCCTTCTATAAATCCATATTCATCTATACGGTTTTTAACCCAAGTACTGAAGTCTCTACCCACCTCTAAGAATTGATGGAGTTCCCTGGCTGATACAGCTCTTTGGCCATCCTTTTCTGTGATCTTTATAAGCTCATTCATACCTTATTCATTTCCTTTATCTTTTATAACACTCTGATTTACAAGTTGAAAATCAAAGATTTCATCCTCTGTATAGCCTTGTTCCTTATAGAACATTACGGCCTCCCATAGTCTTAGGGTACGGCTGTTTTTATTTCTACGAACAGAGCCTAATAGGGATCCTTGTTGGATACCTATCTTTTTAGCCAATTCCATACTGAAGTCATTATCTGTCAGTATTCTTTCTGTAATAGTGTCGCTAATTCTCATGTCGTTTTAATTTGACGTTGTTTTTCTGATTAATTTTTCTTTTATGCGTTTCTATACCAAAAGGTATATATAAGCCAACTAAAGAGGTAATAGCGAGTTTCTGTGTATTTCAACTCACCTGCACCATTTAGGTGGTAATACTTCTTAGTTTTCATAAATTCCGTACGCAATTTTTCGAAGGTTGGGGCGATAACTTTCATATTTTTTTATTATATTTGCAACTTGATTTATACTTATATTTGTAAGTATATTTATACTTATATTTCTGAGTGCAAATATATAGATTAAAACCTAAACTACCAAATCTTTTTAGTATAAAAACTAAAATATTTTTATTTATGATAGAAAGAATATTGCAATTTATTGACTATAAGGGAGTTAGTAAACTTTCTTTTTATAAAGAAGTAGGTCTGTCTAATGGTTTTTTAGATAGAAACAAGAGTATTGGTGCTGATAATTTAGTAAAAATACTAAAGACATATCCTGAAATAGACCCTTTATGGTTACTCTTAGGGGAAGGAGATATGCTAAAAAGAGGAGAACAAGTGCAAACCAATAATGGAAATAATAATACTCTAAATAATATTAATGGGAGTGTAAAAGGAGGTATTTCTATATCTCATAATGAATTATCTGATTTTATAGAAGTACAGAAAGATCTCAATGAAATTATAAAGACTTCTCAGAGCCAACTAACAGAAAGTCAGAAACAAATAAATACATTATTAGAAATTCTAAAAAACAAATAAGATGAAAAAAATAGTATTTTTTGCAGTACTATTATTTAGTGCTTTCAGTTATAGCCAATTGAAAAAGGTTGAACTAACTAATGACGAAATTGATTTTATAGCTAATTGTAAGGATAATCCTTTAGCTTTTAATCCTTTAGATGATAAATATTTTGATCAAATAATGAGTTTAAATAATACCCCTTTTATCTTTGAAATTTCCTATAAAGGGAAAGTATTATATACAGGAACTCTTAATAAGTGGTTTTATAAATATGACCTAATGGAAGAAGATGCAAGGAGAAAAATTAGTTTCTGCTTTAGATATTCTGATTTAGATAATGATATAATCACTGAATTATTAGAGGATGGAAACTGGAAATCAGAAAAGACAAATACCTCAAAATACATATGTAGATCTAATCATGAACTTTTTTCTCTTAATGAGAAAAGAAAGTTCATTCTTAATGATGTATTCAATAATAAAATAAAAGTAAAGCTATATAAAATAATTGAACAATAA